CATGTCCATTACCTAGTAACTCAACATTTGTAAGTGGGAGTTTAGTTGTATGTTAAATTGGCAAGGAACTTTAAATATAAAAGCTTTTGATAAAGATGGTAATTTAGTTGATGAACAAAATTTAAAAAATTTAATTACATCAGAAGGCAAAAATTTACTTGCAGAAGCATTAAGAAATAATGCTATTGATTGTGAAATTAAATATATTGGTATAGGTTCTGATAATACTGCACCAACAACTGCTGACACTACTTTAGGTAACGAAACTTTTAGAAAAGCAGTAACCAGTCAAATTGCTGGTGGTACTGGAATTACAATTACTAATCTTTATGTAGCACCAGAAGAAGCAGTTGGAACAATAGAAGAAATTGGTTTTTTTAGTGGTTCAAGTGCATCTGCAACTACAGATTCTGGAGTATTATTTGCAAGAGTTTTGTATAGTCGTACAAAAACTGCGGTAGAATCTATACAGATAGAGAGGACTGATACTATTGGCTAACGTAGGAGAATACTACACACAACAAACATGGGTAGCAGGTGTAACACCATTAAGTGAAGCTGCTTTAAACAATATTGATTCTGGAATTGAAGGCGTACAATATAAAGGTGTTTTCAAAAATGGTACTAATATAGCAGAAGATAAAACGCTAGCTAGTGGAGAAAACTACATGCTAGTTGCACCAATAACAATAGATAGCGGAAGTACATTAACAGTTAATGGAAGATTAAGGATATTATGAGTGAATTAAGCGTAGATACACTATCTGGTTCGAGTGGTTTAACAGTAACCATAAAGACTGGACATACACTTACGTTAGTAGAAGATTTAGATGCTGGTACTGCTAAGTTAACTAACTTAGGAGAACCTACTGCATCAAGTGATGCTGCAACAAAAAATTATGTTGACACACAATTATTATCATTAGATACATTAGGAGAATTAACAGATGTAACTATTGCATCAGTAGCAGACAACGAAGTTTTAGCTTACGATTCAACAAGTTCAGAGTGGATAAATCAAACTGCAAGCGAAGCTGGATTAGCAACATCTGGAGATTTATCTTCTCATACTTCTGATACTTCTAACCCACATAGTGTTACCGCAGCACAAGTTGGCGCAACAACAACATCAAATAAAATAACAGACTTTACCGCACCAACAAGTGATTTAAATATGAATAGTAATAAAATTACTAGCGTATCAGACCCAACACTTGCACAAGATGCTGCAACTAAAGCTTACGTTGATTCACAAGTTCAAAGTGTAGATAATTTATCAGAATTATCTGGTACATCTGATGATGTAACTGAAGGCACAACAAATTTATATTTTACAAACGAAAGAGTTGATGATAGATTTAATGATTTATTTCAAGCTGGAGATGCTTTAACTGGTACTTATGATGATGCTTCAAATACATACACATTAGATGTTGCTGGTATAGTTGATGCACAAATAGATGCAGCTGCTGCAATATCACAATCTAAATTAAATTTAGCAATTACAGATTCAGAAGTAGATGCAAGCGCAGCTATAGCACAGTCAAAATTAAATTTATCAATAACAACATCAGAATTTAATGCTTCAACATTAATCGTGGAAGCAGAAGGTATAGGTTCTAACGATAACGACACTTCAATACCAACAAGTGCAGCAGTTAAAGATTATGTAGATAATGCTACTGCTGGCGGTGTTGATATTGGATTAGTCATAGCATTAGGATAAAGGAAGTAGGAATATGGCAAATACATTTGTAAGCGCAAAGCAACAGATAACAAGTTCTGAAACTTTAATATATACTGCACCAGCTAGCGCTGGAAATATTGCAATACTACTTAGTGTACGTATTACAAATATTGATGGTACAGACAATGACACAATTACCGCAGTTATATACGAAAGTGATGGAACTACAAGAAAAGCTGCTATTGCACACACAATGTCAGTCGTAGCAGATTCATCAGTAGAGTTAGCTGGTACAAGTAAAATTGTATTAGAAGCTGGAGAACAATTAAAGTTAACTGGTGGCGCAGCTTCTGGCGATTTAGAAGCATACTTGTCTGCACTAGAGATTACATAAAGGAGAATAAATGCCATTTGGATATGTAGGTGGTAAAGCATCGACACAAAGTAAATCTGGCGGTAATAGCGGAGTATTTGAAGTCAATGATATATCTTATCTACTAGATACAGAACAATTTACTTTACAAGCAGTACCAGATGTACAATGGTTTGCTATCGCTGGTGGCGGTGGTGGCGGTGGCGCACAACATGGCGATTCACACACTCGTGGCGGTGGCGGCGGTGGCGCAGGTGGTATGCACGATTCAGAAACATATATTTCTTATAATGGTGGCGCTTCAGTTGGTGGCTTAGATTTACAAAGAGCTTTATTTGAAGTAGGAACAACATACGCTATATCTATTGGCGCAGGTGGTAACGCTGGTACTGGTGGCGGTGGTGGCGGAAAAGGTGGCAATACTACTATTACAGATGAAGTCAATGGCACAGTTACATTAAATGGTGGCGGTTTAGGAAATGGTTACTGGGGTAATGGCGGTTCTGGTGGAAGTGGCGGTGGCGCTGGTTCTCGTGGTTCATCAGGTGGTCTTGCAACTCCAGCAGGTCAAGGAAACAATGGCGCAGGTTCTCCAGATGGTTACCAAATTGGTGGTGGCGGTGGCGGTAGAGCTGGCGCTGCTTCTGGTTCAACACGTGGTAGTGGAATAAACCCAGTATCTTCAGTTTTTGCAAATAGTGTAGGATATGGCGGATATGGCGGTAGCGGTTCTGGTGGCGGTGGCGCTGCTGGCGCAGCTAATAGTGGTAATGGCGGTAATGGCGGTAATGGTCAATCAAATGGTGGCGCTGGCGGTTCTGGTAGAGTTGCTTTATATTATCCAAGTGGATTTACTATGGCAACAGATGGTACATTATCATCATCAACTACAGATAATGGCGATGGAACAAAAACTACTTACATAAATAGTGGTAGTGGAAATATTAGTTTTAGTTAGGATTTATAATGGCACATTACGCATGGTTAAACGCTGAAAACGAAGTTGTAAATGTTATAAAAGGATTAGATGAAGATTCTTTATTAGATGGAGAAGTTGTAAATTGGGAAGAAGTATATTTAGAAAAAGCACTTTTATTTAATGCAGATGTTACTTCAGTCAAAAGAACTTCATACAATACTTATAGAAATGTACATATAAACGAAGAAACTGGACAAGCTAGTGATACACAAGAAAAAGCTTTTAGGGGTAATTACGCTAGTGTTGGTATGACTTACGATGCAGAAAATGATATTTTTTTACCGCATAAACCATTTGATAGTTGGGTTCTAAATTTAGATACTGCTAGTTATGACCCACCAGTTCCAATGCCAGAAGATTACGAAATTACATCTTATTATTGGGATGAAACTAATCAACAATGGGTAGCTGGAGATTATCCTTATAAACCAAATAACGATTACACATAAAAACTAATACGCTATACTTTCTTATATGGAAGAAGCGGACATCTTACAAAATAATTCTAAAGGTAAAATAATTTACAATTATTATGCTAAATGTTTAAAAGTATTAGAACCTAATTTATATGCGTTATTAATTGATATGGGTTTTGGATGTCATAAAAGAATTAATATACGATTACATGAATTAGATTATCTTCCAGAAAATACAGATAAAATTATTGCATTTTCTAATAAATTTATGAAAGACCATGAAAATAAAATAATGTATTTTAGTTTTGACCCAGATAGTGATGATTACATGACTGGTGTTATAAAATCACACAATGGAATTTTTAATTTAAACAAACTTTTATTAGACAATAATTTGATGTTTATAAAAAAGACTTTATGAAAAAAATAATATTTATAAGTAGCATAGATGGTTTTGATTTAATAGATAATTTTAAACCGAAGTTAGCTAAATATTTTATGCCAGATTACTTAAAAAATATGCCACACGATAATAAAACAGTTTATCCAATAATAAATAAACTAGTACCTAACGTTAGAACTGCAAAAATATGTCCATCATTTATTGATATTTACAATGAAGCTATAGTATTACCAGCGCCATGTGATATATGGTTAAGTGTAAACAGTAAAGAAGCATTATGGAGAACAACTAACGATAAAATAAAAATGGATTACCACGAAAATGGACAATTTGTTGATTATTTACCTAATCCTAAAGCGGTTAAAGGAGTTTTTAAATTATATTATCCTTACCAAGCAATAGTTCCAAAAGGATATAGTTTTAGACAAATACCTATGCTTTACGATTTTAATAAAGAGTGGCATGTAGCTTATGGTCAATACGCAGCAGATTCTATATCTCAAATTGTATTACAAATATTTTATACTAGCGATAAAGAAGAAGTGTTAATTAAAGCAGGAGAACCACTGTGTATGTACGTTCCTTACAAAAGAGAAAATTTTAAAATAAGTTTTGATAAATTTGAAAAATATAAAGATATACTTAATGCTAACTTTATGAAAACAGTATCAAGTTTTAAATATAGTCATAG